TTTCATCTCTCCAGCCGTTATGCAAAAATACTAATGGTAGCGTTCCAAATGGATTGACCATTTCTTCGTTATCTTCTACTGGAACAATCTTATCTTCTCCGCCCTCTTTGTCGATATAGTAATGTTCTTCATCAGACCAATAAGCCCAACGCTCTCTTTTCTTATCAACCATTTCAACAAAGTATTGAACAGATTTGACTTCCCCCTTAGAATATTCAACCTCTGTATTGTGTGGGAGTCTAAGCATTATCTTAGGCATTTCTTTCTTATCGTCCCAGCTAACTTGGATTAGCAAATCATTAAATGCGTTCATGTAACGATTGGCTTGAGCCATTGTTTTGTTGATTCTTAAATCTTGGTATAGTTCAGCTATAGCTTCGTTATCGAATTGTCTATCAACACCAAATGAATAAACATTAGAGATAGCATTAACAACCTGTTTGTAGATATTGTAGTTATCGTTAATCTGAACATCTAATTTGAGTTGAGCAAAAGCTCTGTATAACTGACCAAGTTTGTGAATGACTTGCTCTCTGTAGTTATCGTTATACATGTCATAGCGAAGCTTAAACTTCTCTAATCTATTTTTGGTAGTTGGGTCGATACTTCTAATATCGTTCTTAGTGTAGTGATTAATAATCATAATGCGTAGTTAGCTCGTAGTTCTTTTTGCTTAATTAGTCTATGTTCTGTTTCTAAGTAATAACCCACACTATCACTAGCATGGCTCAAGTCTTGGTTTGACTTATCTACTTCGCCCTTATCATTATATGACATCTGTTCCAAGTCGTTTATTAATTCTACATTGCGGGAACATATCGCAATACTAACAGAACCATTACCATTTTTCAACATAGAATTAAAAACATTTATTCTATCTTGCACTCTTGGATTTGCAGTTTTAATTTTAAACTTAGACCATCCAGCGTTTCTAATTATGTCGTAGTTCGTTTGTGCTGTCCCTTGCGACCTCGATTTACCAGACGCATCTCCATATATTGTAGCTTGGTATAGATAGTCGCCCAGATACCCAAATTTTTGTTTGAGATATTCAATCGAATCAACAACTGGCGAGTTTTTCTTAATAGCGTTATCAATAACATAAACAATTCCCCCTATTTCTTGAATTAAAAATACAGCGTTATATGGGTTAATGTTGAAGTCCCAGCTAATCATTAATGGATAGTTTTTATTAACTGGCATATCAGCAATAACATGAAGCTCTCTGTCAAACTGGTGATAGACTTGAGAACCATTAACATTGACAAACTCTCCCATGAGATATTGTTCTAATAGCTTCTCATCATAATCTTCTTTTAGCGTTTCAATATAGCCTTCTGGAAGATATGGGTTATCCATAGTCTTAGCTTTAATTAACTTATAACTTGGATTAGCGTGTTCAACAAATCTGGAATAGAACCATTTAAAACCTTCTGGAGTTCCAACAGTATCTACTTGATTAGGCTTTCCATCTGGTAATGGACTTCTGTTTCTAGCAAGTATCTGTTTGAATGCTTTATCCATCTTGCTTTTTGGCAATATATCGCACTCATCTATTAAACTATAAGCAACCTCGTATCCGATTATGTATTCTGGCTCTGACATATTCCTAAAGATAATCGTGCCATAGTCTTGGATAGTTAATTCTTTATCTGTTTTGTTTAATCGATAAAACAATCCTAGCTCATCACATAACTGCGGAAACTTATCAAAGGCTATATCTCTAATATGACCATAGGTCGGCAAGTAATATGCAACCTTAACACTAGGATATTGCATTTTCTTAATGATTGTCTTGAGAACACCAGCATAGGATTTACCAGCACCAAAACCAGCAACAAGACCAGTAGAGGGAGAATCAGATTTTATAAATTCTTTTTGATGTTTTAATACACCAACTTCTTTAATCATTTATGTATTGTTTCAAACACCATTTGTTTTGGCAATACTTCTGAACAAAGATACACACTACTGAATGGTGGATTAAAAGATGGTTTCTGGTCTTCATAAGACTTAAAGTATGCAATACGCTTATCAAAATACATTACTTCTACTGGAAATCGACTAAACATACCAAATCTTTTTTGACTTTCAAACAAACCAACAACACCTAATAACATAGCAAATGGTTTACCAATGTTGTATAGGCGTTCTATGATTTGTGTTCTGATACTGTAAGGTGGGTTACTAACAATACAATCACATTCTGGTGGAATCATAAAGAAGAAATCATCACCATTGTCTAAATGTGTGTTAATCACTTCAAATCCTTCTGCTGTCAGCATTTTGACATAATGACTGCGTTCAGTATCAAACGGACACCATATTGTTTTAAATTCTTTATCTTTAAGGTATTTAATAAGTGGTGAGATTGCATACTCTGGTGTGTAATACTCGTCATTACCAGAACTTGCAACCTCATCCATTTTAAAGGATTTAATCATCTATAAGTTTAATGCCAGTAACTATATTGCTTTCAACTTCTTGTTTTTCAATATAGCCACGCTTTTTACCTTTTGTTTTTAAATAAAAGATAGTTGAAGCAGTCTGACCTGATTTAATTTGTTTATGTAATTGGCTTTCAGCAAAATCAATAGCAACATCATCTAATTGCTTAACAGCTTCTGCATATTCTTCATCTTCTTTTAGCCAACGATAATGTGTTTCTCTAGCAATATCTACAGACTTACAAGCTGGAGTTACAACCCCTAGAGATTGTTCTAATGCTACTAACATTGCTTGTTTCTTTTTATGTGTCATATTTCGTTATTTCATTAAAACTTTTATTATTGCTCTCTAATATAGCATCTTTACCAGTAAAGTCTTGCCATCTTTTAATAATTACATCTACATACTTTGGGTCTAGTTCCATTCCATAGCATTTGCGATTCTTTTTCTCTGAAGCGATAAGTGTTGAGCCAGAGCCAAGATAAATATCAACAACTAAATCATTATCAGAACCCCATCTATCAAAAAACCATTCAGCAAGTAACGCGGGTTTCTGTGTTGGGTGGTGTCTTTTTCTGTCGAATTCTTGTTCTGTTCCAAATACACCCGCCCATTTCACTCTGGCAATATCTCGCTTGTGTCTGTTTCTTGACCAGCACAACTCAAAGCACGAACCATACATTTTATCGCTTGACTCATCTGCTTTAACATCATCATTATTATTTGCTCGTTTATCCCAGACAATCCAACTGCCATCATTTTTGTTCACAAGATATTCAGAATAATAATCAGCACCCCACAAGAATACTTCATTGCAATAATCAAAACATTTAAAAATGTTATTTATGAATTCTGGATTAAAATCTTCGTGGTCGCCAATAACATTATCGTATTTTTTGCCACCAGTAAATCCCTTGTCTTTCGCAAAGTCTAGGTTGTTTTTCATACTAGAATAGTCAGCATCAAGAAACATTCCATAAGGCGGGTCAGTAAACACCATATCTGCCTTTTCACCAGCCATTAATACTTCTACCGATTCAAAACTTGTGCTATCACCGCACATAACTCTATGCTCATCAAGTAGCCAAATATCGCCAACTTTAGATACTGGTTCTTCTGCTAACTCTGGAACATCATCTTCATCAGTTAGACCTTCGCTATCTTCCTCAATCTTATCAAATTCTAAATCTAAGCCCCAATCTTCTAACTGCTCATAATCCCATTCATTAGCTAATAGTTCCCAGTCCCATTCTCCAAAGCCAACATTATCTTTAACAATAAATTCTCTCTGTTGTTCCTCTGTTAAATCTTTAACTTTAATAACTGGCACTTCTTTTAATCCAGCTTCTTTACACGCTTTTAATCGCATATTACCGCCAAGCACAATCATATCGTCATTAACTACGATTGGTCTAATATCAAGCATTTGTGGAAAATCTTTAATAGATTTAACAAGCTTTTTAAACTTGTCATCTTTTAATATTCTTGGATTATTTGGGTTTCTTTTTATCTGGCTAAGTTTAATAAATTCTGTTTTCATTTTTACTTTTTATCGCTAAAACAGTTTTTAAATGCTGTCTAGCTCTCTCCTTTTGTTTATCGCTTAAAGTTTTAACATAATTTAATAGTTTTGTGTTGTCATCAAAATAAAGTCTAATAACTTTTGCATTAATTACGCCCTGAATATTCTCATATTTCTCTGACATCTAATGTAACTCGCCCACCTTTTATAACCTCCTCTCTGGAAATAACAATGCAATCTATCTGGCAATCATCAACCCAGACTTTACCAGTTAGCGAGTCTAATAGAATCTTCAAGTAGTTGTCAATATCTCTTTTACGCTTATCTGGCATAAAGAGTTTAATAGTTACGATAAATTTACATTCTCTAGGCTTTAAACTGCCAAGAATCATATTAATCCTATCTTTGTAATCTCTGCCCTCCTTAGAAATGATATTAGTGCATATCTTTCCTCTAGGAATGGCTCTATAACAAGAATTAACACTTGGTGGAAATGGTAAGGTAAATTGTTCTTTATACTTTCTCATTCTTTGATTACCAAATTGTCCTCTTTGCCATAGTAATTAGCTATGCCATATATCGCCCAATGTATCGTTGGTTTATCTTGCTTAATGCGATAATTTAGCGTGTTAGTTGTTACTCCCAGCATATCTGCTACTTGCTCTTGTGTTAATCCAAGCTTTTTAATCTCAAATTTAATGTCGTGATATTTCAGTTTCATATTAATCCCTTATCTAAAAATTGACCATAAGTCATGCCTTCTTTTTCCCAGTATTTTCTAATGTGATACTTAGTTGCTGGAGATACTAGCCTTCTGTTAAAAATGTTTTTCATATAGGCAATACAAGCATCTCTACCTTGTGATTCAGCTTTATCCCATAATCCAGCATAATCAATCTGTTTGTATTCGACTCTTTTTGGCTCAATATGACTAGCAGACTTTAGATAAGACATAAATTGGTCTATACTTGGTCTTTTTTGGTCATAGTCAACAGAGTTCTTGTAGTTATCAAACGCTTTCATAATGTTTTGGTCTGATAATTGATTATCATCAAATTTTTGCAACTCCATTGCCCAGATATTTCTTTCAGCTTCTTTGTCTTTCTGGTCATCTCCCCATCTGCGTTGGAAGCGTAGTTCCATATATCCAAGAATATATTGTGCTTTAGCTTTATAGTTCATCATCATCTCCAAAAGTTAATAATGGGTTTTTCATCATTTCACTAGCCATCTGTGAATGTGATAATTGTTTCTTTTCTTTGTATGGACTAATCCAACCCCGCTTTAAATAATTTCTAAATCCAGCATCAAAATCTTTAAATGGTTGCTTTCTATTTCTTGCTTGGTCTTTAAAATCATTAATTAAATTATTTAGTAAATCTTTGTCCCAACAATCTGGATAAATTTCATCAACTGCATTTAGTGATGTTTCATTTGGATAAAAGTTCTCTATCGTTGTTTTTTCCTTAACAATCCTTTTTCTTATTTCTTTGTTCTTATTTCTTATTTCTTTCTTCTTACTTCTTATTTGTTCGGGTTTGGCTTCTATTTGGCTTATAGTTGGCTTAGTTTTGGCTTTCTTTCCATTGTTATATTGTGCTATAGATTTGCTTAAACTTGGCTTAACACCAGACCAAGCTATGTTTAGCATTGCATCATCAAAAATAATTGATTCAGCATCAACACCATTCATTTGTTGGTCGATTATTGCATCTATAAAAAGAACCTTCTGGTCGTCATTCAGCTGTTGGTATATATCAGCATAGGACTTTAGAAAGGTAAAGTATTGTCGTTCTTGCATAATTTCTCCTAAAGTTTGGAAGTAATATACCTAAAAAAACAACTTTATTTAAAAAAATATTAAAAATAACTTGAAACAACATAAATTTATGGCATAATGCAATTACTTTAACTAAAAATATGAGGTAAATATGAAACTTACTACTAACAACAAACTACATACTGCAATTATTAATGGTATGAAATCTGGTGCTGTAAGCAATGTTAAGGGTTGGCATACAAAAACTCAATTTGAGTTTGAATGTGCTAATCTTTGTTTTGTTAAAGGCAAGGAATGGGTTTTTGAAACTACCAATCCTCACGAAAGAAGTCAATGGCGTATTACACCAAATAAAGCATTTTTTAATCTTATAAGTTGTGCAGAAGAAAGATGTGTTGATGTATGTTTTGAAGATGGCACTTTTGAAAACATTGAGAATGAACAAATGATTATTGACAAGATTGATTCTTGGGATATTGAATCATTTGAATTTAATTAGGGGGTAACAATGCCAAAAGATATTGATTATGACGAAATTGGCGATAGACAGTATGATGAATATAAAGAGTTTATGGCTGGTCTGCCACTTTGGATTAAAGAACAAGTAAAAGCTATGGGCGACAATATTTCCGACTGGGATAAATATTGTTATGCTCAAAAACTTTACTATGATAAACAAGCCCAGAACCGAGCCATTGTGCGTTCTATCTGGGGGGGAGAGATAAATGATGATTAGGAAACCACGCAACACTAGAGAATGGTGTGAAGCCATATTTGAGCTAATCTGCATATTTTTATGTGCAGTTGG